CGAGGGCTTTCGCTTCGGTGACGAACCGGCCGATGACGCCGCTTGGGAGATATGGCAGCGCAACGGCCTCGACGCCGAGAGTGACATGGCACACGTGGACGCGATCAAGCTCGGGTGTGTCTATGCGCTCGTGGGTCCCGACGACGGTGGTAAGGCTGTCATCCAGGTGGAGCCCGCGGACAAGGCGATTGTGGCAGTGGACCCGGCCCGTGGGCGTCACCGGCTCGCGGGCCTGCGCAGTTGGGGTGACGAGTGGGGAGTGCAACACTGCGAGGTGTACCTACCTGACAGCATTACGTGGTGGTCAAAGCGGGGGCCGACGGGCCAGTGGGAAGAGGAACTACCGACGGCCTCCAATCCACTCGGGGTGGTGCCGCTCATCCCACTACCGAATGCGCCGACACTCAGTGACCGGCTCGGGCGCAGTGACATCCTCCGAGTCATCCCGCTTCAGAACGCGGTAAACAAACTGTGCGGTGACATGATTGTCGCCAGCGAGTTTGCCGCCTACCCGCAGCGGTGGGCCACCGGGCTTGACATCCCGGTGAACCCCGAGACGGGTAAGAAGATGACGGCACAGTTCCTTGGCGGGGCCGACCGGGTGTGGGCGGTGCCGAGTGAGAATGCCAAGTTCGGCAACTTCACTGTCAGTGACCTCGGTATCTATGTGCGCGCCATCGAGATGCTGATACAGCACATCGCGGCACAGACGCGGACACCGCCTCACTACCTTCTGGGTCAGTCGGGCGCCTTCCCTTCGGGTGAGTCACTGAAGGCCACCGAGACGGGGCTCGTGGCCAAGGTCCGGCGCAAGATGCTGTCATTCGGTGAAGGGTGGGAGGAAACCATGCGGCTCGCCTTCACCGTCGAGGGTGAGAGCGCCAAGGCCGACATGGTGGACGCCGAGGTAATCTGGGCCAACCCCGAGTCCCGGATGATCGGCCAGACGGTCGACGCGGCGGTGAAGTTGCAGAGCCTCGGGGTGCCCCGACCGGCGCTGTGGGAGTTCACCGGTGCGAGCCCGCAACAGATTGCGCGCTGGCGCGTCGAGGGTAACCCGGAATCCGGTGGACCCACCACCGTGCGCGAGAGTGTCACCGTTGCGGCAACGCCACAGCAGGCGGCGCAGATGCACAGCGGCGAGCCTGTGACGGCACCGAGTCCAGAGGAGTTGACCAATGTGTCACAATCTGGAACTGGGAATGGCTGACACTGACAAACCAGCTTCGGGCGGTGCGACACCCCCGGAGCCCAAGCCCGGGGCGAGTGCGACACCACCCGGTGAGGGTACCCCTGACGGCGCGAGGCCAACGGGTGAAGGCGAGGGCCACAGGCCCGACACGCCACTCGGTGACGGCGGCACAGCCGCGCTGGACAAGGAACGTGAAGCGAGGCGCGAGGCCGAGCGGAACGTGGCGCAGTTGCGTGACAAGGTTACCGAGTTAGAGGATGCCGGTAAGTCCGAGCTTGACCGTGCCACCAGTGCACTGAAGCGAGCGATGGACGAGCTAGCCAAGTCAGGTGCACGTGTCACCGAACTGGAAGGTGAACTCTCACGCCGCGACCTCGACGCCATTCGGCACAAGATCGCGGATGAGGAGGGCCTGCCTGCCAGCGTGGCCAAGCGCCTGCAAGGCAAGGATGCCCGCGAGTTACGCGCCGACGCCAAGTCACTCAAGGAAGAGTTGAATGCGGGTACGCCCGTAGGGGTCATTGGCGTTGGACGTGGCGGCGCGGCGAGCGGCAATCGGCGTGTGGATATGAACTCACTTATCCGTGAGGCGTCCGGTCGCTAAGTTAGCTCGCGCGATGCACTGACAACTTCCGGGTGTCTCACCTTTCACCCTGAAAGGTGACTTACCCAAATGCCGTATAGCAACATCATTAGTCGCTCGGATGCCGCGGCGCTCATCCCCGAGGATGTGGCGAGTGACATTATCAAGCGGCTCCCCGAGCAGAGTGCGGCGCTGTCGCTCTTTCGCCGGGTCACCATGTCACGGGCACAACAGCGGATGCCGGTTATGGCCGCGCTGCCGGTGGCGTACTTCGTGAACGGTGACACCGGGCTCAAGGAAACGACAGAGGCCGGGTGGACAAACAAGTTCCTCAACGTCGAGGAAGTGGCGTGCATCGTGCCGGTGCCGGAAGCGGTGCTCGATGACACCGCCTTTGACATCTGGGCCGAGACGCGCCCGTTCATTATCGAGGCGATCGGCCGCACGGTGGACGCGGCGATCTTCTTCGGTGTCAACAAGCCCGCCACGTGGCCGACCGACATCGTGGCCGGTGCCACCGCGTCGGGTAACGTCACTGTTGCCGGTACCGCTACCCCGGACCTCGGCAGTGTGTACGGTGACATCTCTGCGGCGTTCGGCACCGTCGAGGATGACGGGTATGACGTGACCGGCGTCGTGGCTCACCGTAAGTACAAGGGCCTCCTACGCAACGCTCGCGGCACCACCGGCGAGCAGCTAGGCGGCCCCGAGGGCGATCAGGTGACACCGACGCAGGCTTACGGTGTCACGATTCAGTACCCGATGCGTGGACTGTGGCCGACCGGCGCCGCGGCGACACAGATGATCGTGGGTGACTTTTCTGAAGGCATCCTCGGCGTCCGACAGGACATTACCTGGAAGCTGCTTGACCAAGCGGTGATCCAGGATGGCACGGGTGCCATCCAATACAACCTGGCACAACAGGATGCCGTGGCCATGCGAGTTGTGTTCCGCTGTGCTTTCGAGGTCGCGGGCACACCGACACCCGAGGCCATCGCCGGTGCCTACCCGTTCGGCGTGGTGACAGCATGACATCTGAAGAGACAGCACCCGGAACGTTCGACACATCCGAGGCGGTCAACGTCACCAAGACCCTGGAGGAAGCCAACGAGGCGGGTTACCTCGGTGCCGTCTATGACGACGATGACCTCACCGTGCAAGGTGTCACCGGGGCTTCGCAGTCGGCCGCGTCACAGGCAAAGCCGCCAACCCCTGTGCCGTCACCGGTGAAGGAAGAGAAGGCCGAGCCCGAGCGCAAGTCACATCGGGGTGAGTGACGGTGAGTGTCACCGTGCCACCGGACACTACGACGTGGGCGGAAGCCGTCACTCACGGCTATCAAGGGGAGCGGACGGACAGGTTCCCCGATGAGGTCTACAACGTGGAGTGGGGCGATGCGGTACCTCCAACGTCACCGCCCACGGTCACTAATTGCGCACCGGCCACGGGTCCGGTAGCCGGTGGCACTCCGGTCACCATCACGGGCACCGCGCTCATCGGGTGCTTTCGGGTGTACTTCGGTACTTGGTGGGTGAGCGATGTGACCGTGGTGGATGACACTAGTGTCACGTGTGCCACACCGCCCGCCGACCTTCCGGCGACAATGGGCGTGAGTGTCGAAACTCCCATCGGGCGCAGTGCCGAGTGGCAGAGCTTCACTTACACCGCGGCGGCGGAATGACACCGACACCCGAAGAAATCGTTGCAGCCGAGTCACGTGCTCGGCTGTGGCGACGGCAACAGGCCCGGCGTGTGCAATTCCAGCGACAGCTTTGGAATTCACTCGCCGGGTCGCCGTCGGCGCTGCGCGGGCTTCACCTGCGGTGGGCGCCGGTGGTCGAATACCTACGCGAGCGTGACATGCCACCGTCCGACGATGCCGTCGAGGTGGACCCGCTCGGTATCAGTGACACAACCAACGTGGGGCTCTAGTGAGTTACATCCCGCCAGTGTCACAGGACGAGCCCGAGCTTCGGTGCACCGTCGCCGAGGTCGCCGCGCACATCCGCTCGCGGACAAAGGACAGGAACGGTAACGAGGTCGGCACGTTCACCGAGGACACCCGGCCGACGGACGCACAGTGTGACGAGGCGATCACTAGTGCAGTGAGGCTTATTCACACCAAGGTGGGCCATGTCGGTGACGGATGCTGTGAGCTTGCCCGTGAGGTTGTGGCACTCGGCGCCGCCGCGGCAATCGAGCTTTCGTACTTCCCCGAGCAGAGTCGCTCCGATCGCAGTGTGTACCAATTCCTTGACACTCGGTACACCACCGCGCTTGAGGGATTGGTGGCGTGTGTCGAGGGTGACCTACCGAGTTCACAGACCGAGGATGAGTACGGTGGCCCCGGGTATGAGTACGGCACGATCGGCTGTATCTCCGGTGTCGTGGAGGCGCATTACACGGGCACCGCGTGGCCGCCACTGCCGCCACCCCCGGAGTCGGACCTTACTGTGACGCCGATACGTCGTGGCGAAGATGCCGAGTCAAGCCGCACCTAGTTTCACCACCAATGCGAATGAGCTTGTGGCGAGGCTCAACCGAGCGGGTGGCAAGATCGAAGACCCGCGGGCACTGCTAGAGCGTATCCGCCTGCTTTTACAGGCACAAGAACAGGAGGTGTTCAGTAGTGAAGGCGCTGCGCTCGGCGCCGCCTGGAAGGCACTCGTGGAGCCCGAGCGTGGCAGTGGCCGGACGCTTGAGGACTCGGGCGCGATGATGGGCTCGGTGTCAGGGGGTGACGCCGGACGCATCCGCGGCGCGACCCTGCGCATTCACCCAAAGCCTTACTACTCGCGGTGGCACCAATTCGGCACGGTGAACATGGACGCCCGGCCGTTCATGGGGATTAGTGACGAAACGAACCAATTGATCCTTGAAGAGTTCCAGCGTGCAATTGGTCAGGACCTCGGTGCCTGAACAATTCTACACCCGGTGTAGTAAATGAGCGCGACCGTTCGGGCTGACATCGGGCCTGTCATTACCGGCGCCGATGTCGAGCGCGCGGTACTCGACACTCTCAAGCTGTGGTTGGAGTCTTACCTACGTGAGTGCGAGCACCGACGGGGCGAGCCCGTCGGCGCGCTCCCGGCGCCGCGAGGGTGGCTCGTGACCGGCCGTGGCCTGGAGAAGTTCACCAGTGACCAGTTGCCGTGTGTCATCGTCATGTCGGGTGGCATCGTGGTCAAGCCGACGCCACACGCCTACCCGGGTGCCCTGACCTGCGTGTGGCACCTGGACGTAGGCACAATCTGGAATGCGGCGTGGGGCACGCTGTCACGCGAGCACGCACAGCTAATGGTGCGGGCGATGACGCTCACACTTCTTCAACGTCCACTCGGTGACCTCGCGGCTGTCGTGGACTTCACAGGTGAACGCTATGACGAGCTTGACTTCGCTGAGACTCGCACGTATTCGGCGGCGGTGGCACAGTTCACTGTCGAGGTTGAAGAGGCGCTGTGGCGCGACGGCGGGCCGCCACCTTTCGCCACCCCCGGCGAGCCCGCGTCGCCGTTCGACCCATTGACAGTGGTCACCGAAACGGGTGTCACCGTCGAGCAGTTACCCCTCACACAACGGAGGCTCAGAAATGAGTAGGCCCGGAGTGGAGGTTTCATCCTCCACGAGCGCACCCCCGGTCGGAGTGCCGACCGACACAAGCGTGTACTTCTGTCTCGGTGAGACGTACATGGGGCCGGACGACGAACCAACCCGGCTCACTTCGATGGACCAGTTCACCACCATCTACGGTGACCGCCTGGCGGTGGCGCCGAACGCCTATGACGGTGTGGATGCTTACTTCCACAACGGCGGCACGGTGATGTACTTTCAACGGCTTGTGGACGGCGGCGCCGAGTCCACGGGTGACATTGCCTCACTGACGGGCTCGCCCGACACGGCCCGGGTGGCGTTCCCCGGCGCCTATGGTGACACGGTGGTCTTGGAGGTGGTGACCACTCCTGGCGCCAGCGCCACTGAGGGCAAGAAGAAGAAGGGTGACCCCGAGCCCGCGGCCCGGTCGGAGTTCCTGACATATGACACTGTGGCCCCGATGGCCGCGGGCCTGATGGCCAACGTCAAGCTCGGTGGCAAGATCGTGGCTACGTCACTGCCGTTCACTGCGAACAGTGAATTGCAGGCGTGGTGTAATGCTGGCCCGTGGATTCGGATTGACACCCTTGCCACCCCGGATGACCCCGCCGCGGTGGGTAGCGTCCCGTTCACCGGTGGTACCGACGGTGCCGTGCCGTGTGTCGCGGTGCAATCACTCACCGACGCGCTCACTCACTTGCCAAAGGAACTGGGTCCCGGGCAAGAGTCGGCGCCCGGTCACTCTGACGTGGACTGGCACGGCGCCATCCTGGCGCACGCCGCGCTCACCAACCGGGTGGCCTTCCTCGACGCTGCACGCGGTGACACGATGGCCCAGTGTCAGGCGAAAGCCGCGGCGCTCCGCGGCGCCGAACAGGACCGCTACGGCTCGTTGTGGGCGCCGTGGGCGGCCATTCCGGGCATCGCCCCGGGTACCACTCGGGTGGTGCCGTGGAGCCCCATACAAGCCGCCCTGTGCGCTCGTAACGACAGGGCCGGTAACCCGAATCAGGCAGTCGCCGGACAGTGGGGTCAAGCGCAGTGGGTGGACTCACTCGACACCACGTTCACTCCGGCCGAGTGTGAGGCACTGTTGTATGCCGGTGTCAACACCGCGCGCAACATTTACGGTTCAATTCAGGCTTACGCCTTCCGCACGCTCGTGGACCCGAGCGGGCCGCGGCGCGACTGGCGCGAACTGAACCACGCTCGGCTGAATATGGCAATCGTCGCCGACTGTGACAAAGCGGGTCAGAGTTCGGTGTTCGCACAGATTGACGGTCACGGTCACACCGTCTCGGCCTTCGGCGGTGCGATGGGTGGGGTGTGTCTGAGTTACTTCAACGTGGACGCACTGTTCGGCGCGGACGCATCCGAAGCTTACGTGGTGAACACGGACGAAAGTGTCAATCCACCCGAGCAACTGGCCGATGGTGTGATTCGCGCGGCGCTGTCGGTGAAGATGTCACCACATGCCGAGCTTGTTCTCATCATGATTGTCAAGAATCCAATTACAGTGCCGTTGGTGTAGGAGGCCGACATGTCACGTTCCGATCAATATGAGGTCACTGTCACCGTCGAGGGCCTCGGGGCGCTCGGTGTGTTCGACACCTTCAAGGGTGGCGAGGTGGACAGCGACGAGCAGAAGTACCGGCCGGGTGGTATGGGTGACCCGGTGTCACTCGGCGGCTCGGTCACGATGGGCAATGTCACTGTCACCCGTAACTACAAGCTGGAGCGCGACCACCCGATCATTCACACGCTGATGTCACTGGCGGGCCGCGCGATCATCTGGGCGGTCAAGCAGCCACTCGACATCTACAAAGTGCCATATGGTCGGCCTCTGATTTATCAGGGCAAGATAAAGATGGTGAAGGCGCCCGAGCATGACTCGACATCCAGTGACCCGGCGATGCTGGAAATCGAGTTCGTGCCGACCGGCACGGTGGGGTAGGGCATGTCAGTGACACGTGAGGAGGCCGCGGCCGGGTTGGCGCAGGCGGCGATTGAAGCGGGGCTCGCGCCGGACCCGAGCAACGGTCACAGTGACAACGGCGTCGCTGAGCCCGATGCGGCGCCGGGCTCGGTGCTGGCGATGCTGCGCGCTCGGGCCGCGGAGCTACGCGCAACCCAGACAACTGACCTTGACATCCCCGGGTATGACGGCATGCTCGTGGGCCGGTATAAGGCGGTGTCACTCGGCCGTGTCTTCGCCAAGCAAACCGACGGCACCACGCCGATCAATCCCACCTGGACGCTCGCGGCCGACACGCTGGCCGGTGCACTTGTCGAGCTATTCATGCGGGACGCGGCGGACTCAGCCGAGTTACATCCACTATTCAAGGACATACCCGCTCGGTTCGATGACGACCTAGTGGCTGCGCTCAACCTTCACCCCGACGCGCGCACGGGCCGAGCGGTGCTCGTGGCTCTGTGTGGCGGTGACGCCCTCGGTGAGACTCGTGTGTGGGCTCATTACATGCAATACCAGGGGTGGCTACTCGGCGGTGTCGAGGGTGACAGTGCCGAGCAGGGGGTGGTGGCCACTGCCGTGGGGGAATCGACAGCGACATAGTTGACGCTCTGGCCGTGGCATGTATCTGTGGCATCCCGACCGACAGACTCATCCGCGGCGATCCATTGGAGCGTGAGCTATGGGCGCGAGTCACCAAGCGTGCGGGTGACCACACCATCGGACTGATGAAGGCTCAAGCCGTGCTGAACTCCAACGCCATAGTGAACTCACAGCGGTGACATGGCTGAACAGAACCTCGACATAGTTGTCAGGGTCCGCGGCGGGCAGGTGGCGTCGTCGCAGATACGCAGCGTCGGCGGCGCGGTGCAGAACGTTGGAAACGACACCGAGTCCGCCAACAAGAAGACGAAGGGCCTGTCACAGACACTAAAGGGGATGGCCACTGCCGCTACCGCCTATAAGGCATTCAACTACATAAAGGGCGCGGTGACGGACACCGCCAGGTTGGCCAAGTCCACCGCCGGACTGTCGCGTCTCACTGGCTTTGACAGCCAGCAATCGGCGGGGTGGCTTCAGATTGCACACGAGCGCGGTATTGGCGCCAAGCAACTGAACCAGGGTTTCATTTCCCTAAACAAAAACATTGCCGCGGGGGCGGCCGGTAGTAAGAGTGCCAACCGGGCCTTTCAGGGCCTTGGGCTCGACGCCGCGGCGCTCAAGGCGGTTGACGCCAAGACGCGTATGGGTATGTTGGCCGACTCATTCAAGGCACTACCACCGGGAATTGACAAAGCGTCACTGGCACAAAAGCTGTTCGGGAGACAGGCACAGGGCATGTTGCCGATTATCAATCAGAGTGCCAAGGGGCTCAACGAACAGGTGGACGCGCTCGGCAAGCAAACCGGGATGACAGGTGACGCGGCCAAGAGTGCACTGGAGTTTGTCAAGATGCAACGCGAGTGGGGTGCCACTCAAATGCAATTGAAGGTGGCAATCGGCACGGCACTGATGCCGGTGCTCGCGGAACTGGCAAAAGCACTGATGCCACTTATCCAGGCATTCTCCAATGCGATGACACACTCGGGTGCCTTCCGGTTCGTTGTTATCGCCCTAACCGCGGCGTTGGCGGCGTTTGTCGCAGTGATGCTTGTGGGGAGTGCCGCTGTGGCAGGGTGGACCGCGCTCGCTGTCGGCATCGGTGTGGCGCTTGTGATGCTGTATCAGAAGTGTGGCTGGTTCAGGAACGCAATCAACGCCGTTGGGCAGGCGGCCGTGGCGGCATTTGGTTGGATAAAGAACGCGGTCATTGGTGTGTTCAATTGGGTCAAAGCCAATTGGCCACTGTTGGTGTCAATCCTCGGGGGGCCGATGGCCGCCGCGGCGGTACAGGTAATCAAACACTGGAATGACATAAAGGGAGCGGGTCAGTCGGTGTTGAACTTCCTCAAGGGGCTCGTGAGCTTCATTGGTGGTGCCTTTGCCGGTGCGTGGAATACCGCGGCCGGTGCGGTGAACGCGGTCGCCAGCGCGATAGGAAGTGTTGTGAGTACCGCTCAAAAGATCGGGTCACTACCGGGCAAGGCACTGAAGGCACTTGACAAGATGGCGGGTGGTGGCGTGCCATTCATTCCCGGCGTCCAGCAAGGCGGGACGATCACCTCGGCCGGTGTCGCGCTCGTGGGCGAGGCAGGCCCCGAGCTTGTGCACCTGCCGACCGGCGCGACGGTGACACCCAACCACATGCTCGGGCGCGGTGGTGGCGCTGGCCGGGTGGTGGTGCCGGTGTACCTCGACACCCGCCAGATCGCGGTGGCCTTTGGTGACTACACCGCCGACCAACAGGCGGCTCGATGAGCCCGGTGTCACGTGACGCGGCGGCTCGTGCTTTATACCCGAAGGAGAAAGTACCCTACTCCGGGTTAGGCCACCGAGTGCACTCCGGCGCGCTCGTCGGCGGTAAGTACGTAGTCATCCAGGCGTGGTCGGTGAACCTTGCGGTGATCGGTGTGCTCGGGCCTGACGGCATGAAACTCACCGGTGGACTGGGTGACTGGGAGGAGGTGCGCATACCTCGCGGCGAGCCCTTCAGTCAGTGGAAGGGTCGCGCGCTTTTCACCGCTACCCTTGACATCATCTTCGACGGGTGGGGTGTCACTCCCCGTAGCGTCGAGCCCGAGTGCAAAAACCTGGAGTCACTCGCCCGTCGCATTCCCGGGATGGTGTCACCCTCGAACCTCCGTATCTGGGGCGCCGTGCCGAAGGCCGGGCTGTCGTGGGTGATTACCTCGATTGACTACGGTGACGTGATTCGCGCTCCGCGCTCCGGCGCGCGCCTGCGCCAGCAATGCACACTTCACCTCCTGGAGTATCGCGCCGAGGCCACGGTGGCTTCGATGCGTGCCGCGGCGACACCGAAGCCACCGCAGAAATACAAGGTGAAGAAGGGTGACACTCTGAAGTCAATCGCGGCCAAGGCACTCGGTAGCTCCAGTAAGTGGCACACAATCGAGAAGAAGAATAAGGGGCTCCGCGGGTGGCGGATACCCAAGTCGTTTATCGGTAAGACCATCCTCATCCCTCCGAAGTAATGGCCACCAAGCGCAAGCCGACCAAGGTGAGGGTGCCCGTACTGTCGGCCGTGCGACCGCCGCGGGCCGACCTTGACGTAAGCAAGCTCGTGCTGACAGGCCCGAAGCAACGCGGTAAGCAACTGTCCACTGTCATTAGCCAGGCGATCACCACCGGCACCCTGGAGCAAACCTACGACGGCGCCTCGACCCTCACCCTGACTGTCACCGATTGGGCCGGGGGTCTATTGCGGTCGGAGATGCTGAAAGGCGCAGTCGGCCTGGCGTTCGACGGTGAACAGTTCACCTTGGCAAAGGTGGCGCGGCAGGACACCACGATGACACTCACCTTCGAGGACCGAGCGGTGAACCTGCTACGCGGATATTCCAAACCGCGGAAGGCCGACCGTGCGAACACCACTCGGGCGCAGTTCGCCCGCTCGCTTGTCCAGGAGGTCACCGAGGCGCGGATACCGTTTCGCTGTCCCGAACTGAACGTCAAGCAGCCGATCGGCAAACCGAAGGTACTCCGGGCAAGGACGCGGCGGCAATGGCCACTCTGATGGTGAAGCGTGTGCGGGCCTCGGCCGCGCAGACACAGAACATCGTGCTACTCGTCAAGATCGGCAAAAGCATGGGCGCCAATCGGTCACAGCTTGCCGGGGCTCAAGCGACGATGACACAGGAATCGACATGTATCAACTTGCCGGGCGGTGACAGAGACAGTGCCGGACTCTTTCAGCAACGGCCCAGTTGCGGATGGGGTACCTATGCACAGGTGACCAACCCGGACTATGCGATTCGCAAGTTCATGACACCGTACCTGAACTACTGTCGCCAAGGGCTCGCGCCGATTGCCGCGAGTCACAAGGTGCAAGCCTCGGGGTCGCCGATGGCGCCCGCCCAGTGGTATCACGAGGCGTGGAATAACGTCGGCGCAGTCAGTGGCGGCAAAGACTTCACCGACATAACATTCGGCTCGGCTGGCTTGGGTGGCACCGATGTGTCGGTGGTGCGCAACCTGCCGTATGAGTTCTCTCGCGGCACACCCGACAAGCCCGAGAACTCGTGGGATTGCCTCGGGCGCCTCGCCGATGAGGTGAAGTGGCGCCGCTTTGTCAGGGCTGGAGCGTTGTGGTTTGTCAGTGAGGATTGGTTGGCGAGACAACCGATTCGGTACACCTTCGCCGAGGGCGTGCGCGGGGTGCTGACAATCGCGTTCTCTGCGGACAGTCGGCGCAACGCGGCCGAGTGCACTGTCACCGCGCTGGCGAAACGGTGGAGTGTGTTACCGGGTGACGTGGTGAGGCTCCGCGGTCAAGGCCCCGCGGATGGAAACTGGTTGGTGAAGTCCACTCGGCGGTCACTGGCGGATGCCACAACCGAGATTGCCCTTGTCCGTCCGGCGCCGAAGCTGCCCGAGCCCGCGCCGCAGACGAGCACCACGAGTGTCAACATCGGCGGCGGGTCAGTACCCACCCTGTCGGGTTACAACCTGAAGGATGCGAACACGCCCGCAGCCAAGGTGTACGCGGCGGCGAAGGCAATCTCCGACCACCACTACCCGTATGTGTATGGTGGTGGTCACGGCACGTGTGGCAAGCCGAGTACCGGCCGCGATCCCGGCATTGGCTTTGACTGTTCTAGTTCGGTGTGTGCGGCGCTCGGTGCCGCGGGCCTCGGGTATCACCTCGGTGGTGGTGTGGACGTGTCAGGGACGATGGCCGCGAATTACGGGCAGCCCGGTGGTGGTAAGTATTTCACTGTGTGGGCGAACGTGGGGCACGTGTGGATGCAATTCCACGGGCTCGGAGCGTGGCGGTTCGACACATCTCCTTACGGCCCGGGGCCGAGCGGCCCGCAGTTGCGCGCGACGCCGCGGCCGACCTCGGGTTTCACCCCTCGACACTGGCCGGGCGCGTGAGGCGTTCTAAGCCTCTCTCCCGACGCTGGAGCGCCGGACACCCCCTAGGGCCTCCCGACCCCTCGCGGGGCCGGAGCGTGGCTCCCACGGGCTCAGGGGGGCTGTCCTGATGACCGAGCTATCCGAGCTTTTCGCGCAGCGGGGCGCCCGGGCCTTCAACGGCTCGCAGTGTTGGGAAGCCGAGATTGTGAGCGTCACCTCCCGCGGTGTGTTCGTCGTCCTGCCGAAGTGGGACCGCCGACTGAGGTGGGGTCCCGTCATGCCGACTACGTTCACCGGCGCCGTCGGTGACAAGCTCGCGGTGACAGTCAGCGACGCGGGTGTCGCGTGGGCAATCGGCGCCGCGGGCGGGGGCACCGGCCCGGAAGGCCCGCCCGGCCCCGAGGGACCGCCCGGCCCGGAAGGTCCACCCGGAGAGGTAGCTCCCGCTGTCCCGGTCACCGTGCGGATGGTCACCGACGGCGCCGTTCACTCGGTCCCGGTGAACACGTGGGCAAAGGTTCCTCTCTCCACTATCTACTTTGACACCGACGGTTTGGCCGACTGGAGTGGCGGCCGGATCGTGATAAAGCAGGACGGGTATTACGATGTGGTGGGAAACATCTACCTGACGTTCCCCTCGGGCGATTCCAACGTTTCCGTCGGGTTACGCAAGAATGGCGCGTTCACACCTCAAGCAACCTCGACTAGCACCTACTGGGCAAACCTAGTTGTTGTTGACCAAATGGAATTGGTCGCCGGGGATTACCTAGAGCTTTGGGTAATATCAACTTCCGGCGGCGACATCCAATTCACAGGGAATGTGAACTACCTGGCGGTCACGTTGTCAAGCGTAGGTGTCGGGCCGCAGGGGCCGCAAGGTGACACTGGGCCTACGGGGCCTCAAGGTGCCACTGGGCCGCCCGGCGCGCAGGGCTCAGTAGGTCCGGCCGGTCCAACCGGCCCGCAGGGTGATATTGGCGCAACCGGCCCGCAGGGTGACACTGGACCACCGGGTGCCGACTCAACCGTCCCTGGACCACCCGGCCCAATCGGTGTTGTCCAGGACGAGGGTGTCGTGTTGCCCGCGCGCTCGGCGCTCAACTTCATTGGTGATGGTGTCACAGCGAGTGACGATGCTGCCAACGGCCGCACGCTTATCAAGGTGCCGCTCGGGCTGACGCCGGTTGACTACGTGACTACTCCAACCGACGCCAACGTGTACCCCGGTGAGTACGCGATGATGGACGGGCACTCGATAGGGACGCCGGGGTGGGGCTCCCCAAATGGTGCACTAATCGGTATCCAGAATGGAGGTGCCGCGGTAACGAGTGTCTGGGCTAATAGTCCGGTCTACCGGGATGGTGTTGTCTACCCTGCGAATGGGTGGGCTGGCGTGGTGACCACGGGTGACACCTTGATCCTGATATGGGATGCGATAACCGGGTTCTGGCGTGTCGTCTCTGACACCACTTACGTGCAACCCAGTGCAATGGCGGCTGTGACTGTGAATTACTCCGTTCCCACCGGGGCCATAGGGGTTCCCTTTGACACGTTGGCCTACTATGCACGGGGTGGCGTGACCTTGAGCTACGGCTGCTTTGTCGCGCCGAGCGGGGGCCTGTACCGAGTGAGTGGCCAGTTGTTGCTCGATGCTTACTTCCCGGCGGGCCGCGTAGACCTTGCCGTAGTCAATGCCACTCAGGTCAACAATTCTGACCCCGGTGGAGCGCAGGGCGGTGGGATTGCGTTCAACAAAATTGCAAGCATATTCCAGTCCATCATGGCTACGTCGATTCTGCCTGCCGACAGCGGTGATCTACTCGGCCTAATGATAACCAATTACACAGGGGCGCCCGGCAGTATCTACGGCTCGGGCAACTGGTCAACGATGACCATAGACAAGGTGAGCAGCTAGGAGAAACCAATGGCAGACAGTTACCTATCCATCGCGGCGATCGCCGGTGACGAGTACATGACCGAGCGGCTGAACGCCTGCACCACACAGCAACACTACTTGGGTACGATTGATTTAGGTGACTCGTGGGGCTCGTCACCGGGGGCGCCGCTGTCTTGGGTAGTGAACAATCGCTATGTGTGGGCTTCCTCTCCGGGATGGGGAGCGGCTTGGGAGTCCGCGTTGGCTGGTGACCCGGACGCCGAGCCCGGTAAGGACCCCGCGGTTATCACCGATGACATGATCCTGGCGGCAGTGCAGACGCTCGCGGCTCCCGACCGTGGTCGAGGCGATTCACAGGCTGAGTGACAAGTGACACCTATGCGACACTTACGGGTGAAGCCAACCGGGAGAACATGATGCCACCGTTTACCGCCATCTTTTCAATCGAGGCCGGCTCACTGGCCGAGGCCGAGGCCGCGGTCGGTGAGTGGGTGGTGACACCCGACACCACACTGATGTCACTGATGGGCACCGTGGTATCGGAGAACGTTCCACTCGCCATGCCCGACGGCGGCACCGTCGCCGACGGCGCCACGGTGACACTCGGAGTCCCGCCGGAGCCCCCGAGCGGTGACTGACACCCCGCACTTCACCCTGCCCTTCCGGTGGGCTCGGGGCACGCACGGCGGCCTGGCGGTTGCTGTCGCCGAACAGGAGTCAGTGGCCGAGATTGCGTCATGCTGTGAGGCGATCCTACGGACGACCCAGGGACAGCGGACTTCACTCCCGGAGTTCGGGCACCCCGAGCTTGAGTTTGCCGACCCGGCTTTCACACGCACAGCGGTGGCGAGTGCACTTGTCACCTTTGAACCGCGCGTCGAGGCTATGGTCACCGCCGAGCCGGACCCCACCGACCCCGAGATTGAACTAGTGCGCGCGTTGATTGCGCCACGTGACATGGAGGAAGGGTTCGCGACATGAGCTACCTGTCACCGCTCGCGCTCCCGGGTGACGCCGAGGAGGTCCAGAACCCTAACGCGTTGCTCGCGGTGGATGAGTCCGGTTACATCGCGCCGGACGTAGAGACTGACCAAGCGGCGATCCAGGAACAGGTATTCAATGACCTTGCCCTACGTGCGCCGGGGTGGCAGGCACACGACGGTAACCTTGAGGTGTGGCTGACAGAGGCGTGGAGTGAGAGTGCCAGTGAGGTACGTGCACTCGCCCGGGATGTACCGGCTTCGATCTTCACCACCTATGGCAATGACGTACTCGGCATCGCCCCCGGGCTCGCGCTCGCGGCCGTCGGCGAGGCGGTGTTTGTCGCCAGTGACGCGCTCGGTTACACGTTGGAGGCCGGTGTCCAGTTCGCGCTACCGCGCAGCGGTGACGACCTAGTGGCGTTCGCCGTGACGCAGGAGACTGTCATCCCTCCGGGTGCCACGACGGCTGACGCGGTGCCGTTCGCCGCGGTGCTACCCGGCGCCGACGCCAACGGGCTCATCGGTGCCGGTGAGATGTTGGACCCAGTGACTTGGGTTGAGTCGGTGACAGTGGTGACCGCGCCGACTTCCAAAGGTGCCGACGCCGAGTTACCAGAGGATTACCTCGACAGGTTGAGTGTGCTGATGCGGATGGTGGCACTGCGACCGGTGCTCCCGCAGGACTTTGCGATCCTCGCGCTACAGGTGTCGCCTGTCGGCCGCGCGATCGCGATGAATCTGTATAACCC